TCTAGTAAATGGGGAGATGGATCAGGTTTAACTAAAATTCAAGCTGCGGCTGTAACAGATTTAGGAAGTTTTTCTGCTTCAAGTACTTTTACTAGTTTTGATGAACTTAAATATTTCAATAATGTTACTAGTATAGGTGGCTGGGCATTTGGTAACATAAAAACTTTAAAGTCTATAGACTTAAGTAATATAGTTACTTTAGGAGTACAGTGTTTTCAAAATTGCACATCATTAGAAACTGTGAATTTAAGTTCTAAGTTTACAACCGTTACTAATTGGTATGGTTGTTTTATAAATTGTACTAGTTTAAAAAATGTTGGTGATATATCAGGTCTTACTCAAATATATGGTTCTTTATTTCAAAGTTGTAATGTTTTACCTAGTGTAAATATAAGTAATAAATGTACTAAAATAGGAGAAAATGCTTTTTATGAATGTTTTGCTTTGACGTCTATAGGTGATGTATCTAAAGTAACTATTATAGATCAAAGAGGATTTTATCATTGTACTTCTCTTACTGATTTAAGTTTTCCTGAATGTACATCTATTGGTCAAGAAGCATTTAGAAGAGGAAGTCTAACCAGTATATCCTTCGGTAAATTAACTACAGTTGTTGGAGGTGCTCAATTTGGTCAATGTGCTAATTTAACTCAGATTACTGGTTTAAATAATATTATAACCATTAATGATGAATTTTGTGTAGAATGCCCTAACCTTGAGTCCATAGACTTAGGGCAATCTTGTACTTCTATCGGAGATAGTACTTTTAGAAATTGTACTAAACTTACAAGTGTAGGTGACACTAGTAACGTTGTTACCATCAATAATAATGCATTTGCATCCTGTTCTTCACTTATATCTTTAAATTTAACTAATAAATGCAAAAAAATTGGTTCAGTTGCTTTTAATTCTTGTACAAGTTTAATTAGTATTGGGGATACGAGTGGAGTTACTAGTCTATCAAATAGTATTTTTGAAAGATGTTCTAGTCTATTATCAATAGACTTAAGTAGTATGACTACTATACCAGATTATTGTTTTAATCAAGCCAGTAGTTTGACTTCCATAATTACTACTTTACTTTTAACTTCTATTGGACAGCAATCATTTTATGGATGTACCAATCTTTCTACTTTGCCTAATTTAACCAATGTGACTAGTATAGGATCAAATGCTTTTGCAGGGTGTACTTCACTTATTGGAAATTTGATTTTACCTGAAGGATTAATTACAATGGGAAATGGTAGTTTTCAGTGGTGTAAATTTGATACAATTACTATACCATCTACAGTAACAATAGTAGGAGAAAATACATTTGAACAAAGAGATGTTATTGCCAGATGGGCTAAATGTTTAGCTACAACTCCTCCTACAGGAGCAGGACAATGGCTTTTTACTAATGGTGCTACTTATCCTATTTATGTTCCTGATGCTAGTTTGGCTACATATAAAGTTACTAGTGGTTGGTCTAATTTTAGTTCAAGACTTAAGGCTTTATCTAGTTTTGCAACAGATTTCCCTAATGGATAATTGAATATGGCTCCACGTTTTAAGTGAAACATAACAATGACGTTTAAAGTACTCATTATATCTATAATGATATTATAATGGAACAATAATTGTCATACAAATTAATGTATAATAATTGAAAAATAAAATAACTAATATGGTAAAAGAAATAAGAAATACAGATTCAGTACTTACTGCTCCTGAAAATAGAGAAGTGACTGGCTATGCTTTAATTTTTAATAGTGAATCTAACGATCTAGGAGGATTTACAGAAATAATATAGCCTCGAGCACTAGATGGAGTCTTAGATAATTCTGATATTTTATGTTTACTAGATCACAACGAAGATAGAGGTGTTTTGGCTAGATATAGAAATGGTTCAGGAAGTTTATCCTTAACGATTGATGAAAGAGGTTTAAAATACACCTTTGAAGCTCCTAATACGGTGTTAGGGGATGAATTATTAGAAGGTATTAAAAGAGAAGATATTACAGCAAGCTCATTCGCTTTTGTGGTTGGTGATGATAGTTGGACAAAAAGATCTGATGGTAGTTATCTGAGAACAATTAATAGCTTCTCACAAATTCTAGATGTGTCTCCAGTATATAGGGCAGCCTATGATGCTACTTCTGTTACTGCTGATACTAGAGGATTAGATTAGTTCAAAAAAGAAGAAAAAACAAAGCTAGATAATTATTACAATGAACTTAGAAAGGAAATTAAATAATGCCTAATACATTGGAATTAACAGACAAAAAAGAATAGCTCAAGATTAAAGCTAATGGGTTGTTAGATGGCGCATAGAAAGAATCTAGGAGATTAAATGATGACGAACAAAAAGAATTTGATTCACTTAACAAATAGATGGAAGATATAGATGTAGAAATGAGAAAGATAACAAACAATTTAAATAAAACAGAAAAAAGAACTATGAGTAAAGAAAAATTTTCACTGATAAAAGCTATTAATAGTGTAGCTAATGGCAAACCTTTAGACGAAAGATGTCAAAATGTGGTAGATGCCGGTAAAGCTGAAATGAGAAAATCTGGACAGTCTTATAATGGATAGATCGTTTTGCCTATAGAAGAAAGAGCAGCTATAGCAGCAACAGTAACTGGTGAAGGTATTGAAAATGTCGCAGAAGATAAATTAGGCATATTAGAACCATTAAGAGCTAATTTAGTATTGGCACAAGCTGGAGCACAATTTTTAACTGGACTTATTGGTGATGTATCAATTCCTGTATATTCAGGAAGTAACGTAACCTGGAAGGGTGAAACTAGTACAGCTGCTGATGGTGCAGGCACAATGTCAGAAGTATCTTTGACGCCAAAGAGATTAACTGCTTATGTTGATGTCTCAAAACAATTTTTGTTACAAGATAGTAATGCTGCTGACCAAATGTTAATGAATGACTTAGTTATGGCTATTACGAATAAGCTCGAAGCTACTATTTTAGGTTTAACTGCTGGGTCTACAACACAACCTGCAGGTATATTCAATGGAGTAACAGCTGATACTGCCGCAATTACATTTAGTGATATTGTAACAATGGAAACTAATTTGGAGAATAACAATGTATATGGAAACATTGCTTATATTGTAAATCCATCTGCTAAGGCTACATTAAAAACTACAGCTAAAGCAACTGGTACAGCACAATTCTTGATGGAAGACAATGAAATTGATGGTCTTCCTGTATATTCTACTTCTAGTGTTACAAGTAAAGGTGTTTTGATTGGTAACTTCGCTGATTATGTAATTGGACAATGGGGAGGAATTGATTTGACTGTGGATCCATATTCACAAGCCGCTAACGGTAATGTAAGATTAGTTGTGAATGCCTATTTTGATGCAAAACCAAGACGTAGCGCATCTTTTGGGGTAAAGATACTTGCTTAATCAATCTATAATTGTTAAGAGCTATGTATGTAACAGTATCACAAGCAAAGAAACATTTACAAATAGATGAAACTTTTACTAATGATGATTCTTATATATTAGAATTAATAAAAGTTGCAGAAGATGCAGTAGCCTTACATTTAGACATAGCTTTAGATGAACTACTAGTAGATGGCTTATTACCACCTACTGTAGTTCAATCTATTTTACTCTTAGTTGGTAATTTATATTCTAATAGAGAACCTGCAGCTTTTTGTTCTGTTCAGAAAGTACCTTACACTTATGAATATTTATTAGGATTATATAAACACTATTAATTATGAGAGCAGGACTTTTAACTGAAGAAATAACCATATAGCAACAAACTGTAACTCAAAATAATGATGGTTCTAATGTTAAATAGTGGACTACTTTTATTGTAACAAAAGCACAAGTTGATTATGAGAGTGGAAGTAGAGCTATTTCTGCAAATGAAGTTGTTTTTATGTAGAATGTGAATTTCACCATAAGAATATATCATAAAGTCACAGAATAGATGCGTATTATCTGGAATAGTAAGAAATATAGAATATTATTTATTTAGAGCGATAAATAGAAACAATCAATCACGATTAAAACAGAACTAATAAATGAATAATATTGAAATAGATCCCCAATAGGTATTAAATCTATTTGCTGATTTAACAGGTAAAGAATAGAAAAAATCTAAGAAACAAGCACTGAGAAAGGCTGCAAATATACTAGTTAAAACTAGTAGACAAGAACTAAAACAGCAAGTCAACAATGCCTCCAAAAAAAGTATTAAATATAATTCTTCTTTAACTGGAGGTATTAAAGTTAATGTTGTATCTGATGAAGAAGCTAAAGTTCATATTATGGGAGATTTTAGATTAAAATTCTTTGAATTAGGTACTAAAGACAGATATACAAAGGGACATAAAATAATGGGCTATAATAATTCTCACTCTTTAAAAAGAAGTGGCAAAGGAGGATATAAGGGTAAAATTAATGCCTTATACTTCTTTAAGAATGCACAAGAAAAATCAGAAAGACAAGTTTTTGATAGTTTGGATGCACTACTTTCATAGTCAATTCAAAAAATAGCAGAAAAACATAAAAGCTAATGAGTTTACAAATAGGTCAAGCTATATATGATATATTAACAAGTACAGCTAGTATAACGAATGTTTTATAGAAAAGAATATTTCCATTGATTGCGGATAATACAGTATCATATCCTTTTATTGTTTATAAAAGATCGGGATGTACTCCTGCAAGTACTAAGGATAGTTATTATAATTATGATCATACCGTAGAATTAATAGTATGTACTGATAATTATACTGATTCAGCAAGTATTGCAGAATTAGTAGTATCATCTTTAGAACATAAAAATGGAACATATAATAATATTAAAATAGATGATATTCAGCTGATAGATGCTGATGAAGATTTTATAGATGATTGTTTTACACAAAAGCTAATATTTAAAATTCAAGAAAAATGACAATAAAAGGAAAAGATTTAATGCTCTTTGTCGCTGGTAAATCTATAGCACTTGCAACTAGTCATACTATGACTGTTGATGGTGATATAAAGGAAATTACCAATAAAGATTCAGGGGGTAATTGGACAGAAAATGAACTTAATATGTTGAGTTGGTCTGGATAGTCTGAAAACCTATATGCTATTACAGGTGAAGAAGGTTTGTTATATGATGATTTGTTTGAGTATATGATAAATGGAACTGCTATTACTGTTATAATGGGTGTTAAGGGTGGTACAACAGACACACCACCTTCTGGCGGATGGACACCAGACACAACTACATCAGGAGTTATATATTATACTGGAAAGATTTTAATCAAATCATTACAACTAAATGCGCCTTCTGGTTCAGATAAGGCAACCTACACTGTACAATATACAGGAACAGGCGCGCTTACCAAAGTACCAGTTACAGCATAATGATTTAGATATAACCCTTTGTACTTCCAAGTATGAAGGGTATTTTTATTTATAAATTAATAAACAATGAAAATAAAAGGAAACGAGTATAATTTAAAATATACTTTTAGAGCAATGATGTTATTTGAACAAATAACAAAGAAACCATTTTCAATAGATTCTTTATCTGATGAATTAATACTTTTTTATAGCGTTATAATGGCTAGTAATTCAGAAGCTAATTTATCTTTCGATGACTTTATAAACGATATTGATGAAGACCCATCATTATTAAAGGACTTTACTGACTTTTTAAATAATGAAGCTGAAAAAAGAAATACATATACAGAATCAACAAAGGAAGATTCTAAAAAAAAATTCTAACAATATCTGAAATATACTCAATCTTAGTTTTTCAAGGGGGATTATCTCCTGAATATATACTTGATAAAATGAAAATGTATGAAATAGAACCGTTGTTAAGTAATATATATTTAAGGAATAAAGATAGCTGGGAACAGGCTAGAATGGTTGCTTATATCATAGCACAAACAAATAGTACATAGAAACTAGAAGTATCTGACATAACAAAATTTAGTTGGGATGAAGATAAAAAGGATGTAGATACTACCATTAGTGAGGCTGATATTGCAAGATTAACTGAAGTTGGACAAAAACTAATAAATAAAATATGACAGATTTAGTAACCAGATTACTCTTATAGAGTGATCAATTTGATAACAATATAAAAAAGGCTTCGACATAGGTAAAAGGATTCAGTACCACAGCAAAAGAAATGGGGTCTGGAATTACAGAAGCTTTAGGTAAAGTTGCTGGTGCTTTTGGTGTGGCTATGACTGCTGTAGAAGCTTTTAATAAGATCATAGAAAGTAGTGATGCTTTGGATGATTATTATAAAAGTACTATGGAGGAAGTTACAGCTTCTGTAAATACATTCTTTGACGCATTAGCTCACGGTAATTTCCGTTCATTTATTACAGATTTATAGAATGCTACAAAGTCAGCAAGAGAAGCCTATAACGCATTAGATGATTTGGAAACAACAAAAACGTTTAATAAAATAAGGCTAGCCGAATTATAGGAATCTTATGAAAAGATGTTATTAGCTTCCAGAAATAGAAATATTTCAGAAAAAGAAAGATTAGTTTACCTCAACAATGCAAAAGCTATTATGGCTTAGCAGGTTGTACTTTTAAATCAACAAATAAGACAACAAGCTGTATTAGCAAAAGCAAAATATAACCAAGCTCTAAGTGAAGCAGGTTTAAGTTCCTTAGCTGGAAATGAAAAAATGTAGCAATGGTATAGAAATCATTAGGATGTTTTATAGCAAAGAGCGACATAGTGGCAGAAAAGGAATGATAATTATAATATTCAATTGGGAAATGAAAATATTTAGACTCCTAGTGGTGCAGTTTTACATACTCCTAAATACTATAAAGTATTAAAATAGAAAGAATAGTGGGAAAATTCAAGTGCTTATGGAAGGGGAGAAAGAGCATATAAATATGTTGATATGATGAGTCGTAACCCAGATGCTCTTTAGCAAGGAGATTAGGCAACATTGGATATTCTTGAGCTATAGAAACAAATGGAATAGATGGACTTTCAACTAAATAACAGTGAAGCACGTATTACTGGTGGATTTAACAAGAAAAAATCTAAAAATAAAGTTATCTATCCAGAAGGTTCTGTAGGTTGGTATGATAAACAAATATCTACATTGGAAACGAAATTGAGCTTAACTGTTGATCCTGCTAGTTATAAAGCTATACAAAGTTAGATAGATGCTTTAACAGCTAAAAAACAATATATAGAAATTGTTGCTAAAAATGAAAAATCTAATGGTCTTGGAGTTAATGCCAATTCTAAATTTTAGATGCCAGATATTAGTGATGATTGGTCTAAGAAATAGAAAGCCGCATTTTAGAAGTATCAATCAGATGTAATGAAATCTGTAACTAGAACTCAAAAATTTGCAAATTCCTTATCTTAGGTTGGAAATGTTATGAGTTCTTTAGGTTCCATATCCCATAATTCTTTTGGTAAGATAGTTTCTATGATGGGTTAGCTATTATCTACTACAGCTGAAATAATACCAATAATTCAGGCTTTAACTATGAGCTAGGAATCATATAATGCAGCTAAAAAAGTTGGAGCTATAACTGCTGCTGCTGAAAGTGCTGCTGAAACTCCTATTATTGGTTGGTTAGAAGTTGGTGCTGCTGTAGCCGCCACAGTCGCAGCATTAGCATCTGCAGGAGCCTATGCTACAGGTGGTATTGTTGGTGGAAGCAGCTACTCTGGAGACAATATACTAGCCAGAGTAAATTCTGGAGAAATGATACTTAATGGAGCTTAGCAAAAGAATTTATTTAGTATGCTTAATAATAATTCAACTAATGGCTCAACTAATGTTTCATTCACAATTAAAGGCAAAGATCTAGTAGGTGTAATGAATAATTATAATTCTAAAATGAACAGAATAAAATGATATATACAGGATAGTTTAGAAATATAAAAAATAGATTATATACAATACATATTACCACAGAAAACGGAACAGATCCTCGTGAACTAACACTTGGATCTTCACCATTTACTAGTGAAATGGACAAAAGCGATGATATTATTTATAAACCTGCAAAATACACCTCTGCTGTAATAAATATAAGGACTACAGATTATTTATTTGATATATATAGTAAAAAGGCACAAGGGACTAAGGCTGAATTATTGGACGCTGATAACAATATTGTTTGGACGGGTTATGTAACACCCAACCTCTATGATATGGGGTATGTAAACCATAAAGAAGATATATAGATTGAATGTATTGATGCTTTATCAACATTGCAATATTATAAATATGATACCACGACTAAGAGTATAATAAGTTTCTCTGATTTGCTTAGAAAATTAATATCAAAGTGCAATGCTTATACTTATTTTTATATAAGTGATAATATGTAGTATACCTCAACAACAGATAACTGTTTAATAAATGATCTTTATATAAGTTAGCAGAATTTCTTTGCAGCTAAAAATGATACTACAGAAACAGATGATGATGTCGCTTGGACTTATCAAGAAGTGTTAGAAGAAGTTTGCCAATATATAGGAATAACTGCTGTCGCTATTGGGGATAGTGTCTATTTCTTAGATTATGATGCTATCAAAAATGGCATAAATACATACTATAAATTTACTGTAAATAGTACTGATGATCCTTCATTAGAAACAATATCATTTAATAAAATAATATCAACTAGTGATTATTCTGGAAATGAATCAAAAATATCATTAGATAATGTATACAATAAAGTCACATTGAAAGACAGCCTATATACTTTTGAAAATGTAATTCCTGATTTATTTGATGATATTACAAACGTTACTCCAACAGTTGATTCAGATACTTCTGTTACTTATGGAATAGAAACTACAACTGATGGAAATATGGAAGTTGTACTTGAAAAGTCAGGAACAACTAATTATGCTTGTTTCTTGAAATACTATAATAATCCCAATTGTACTTTTTATAGATATGTAAACTACCCTGAAAGATGGAGTGAATTTGTAGAATTAGTTGATGTAAATACTGCAATTAATAGTTCTGCAGATTATGGAGCTACATAGGATTATGGGTTAACTTAGACTTCTGTAGGTTCATTTTTAATGAAACATCAATCAGAAGTGGTTGGAGCCTCACAAGTAATTACAGAAGCTACAAAAGGTATTAGTAGTATTAGTTTTGATGATTATATTCTTATTGCTTGGCATAATCTAGCATCCAAAAGTCCATTGTATAAAATGTTTGAGATAAACTCTATTGATACGTCTAGCTATTTTTTTGGTGGAGATAACGCTTATCTACTAATTAGTGGAAATGTTATTATTGGTGATAGAGACAGTGAAATGTATGTAATACCTAATTATAGTCAAAGCTCATCTACAACGCATAAAATATAGAGTAGCGGAGCTTATTTACCCTGTAAATTACAATGGGGAGATTACTATTGGAATGGCTCAGGCTGGACAACTACTGATTCTATGTTTAATCTCTACTTTCTACCAGATGGTAATAGTATAACTATTGCAGAGGCATTTTATAAAACGCTATCTATTAGAAATACAGTAAAATGGCAAATGGGTATAAGTGAAACAGGAACAATAATTACGGTTCCACCTGACAAAAGTATATTTACTTCAACTCCTAAATTTTCATTATATAATCCACATAAATTTCATAATGATTACAGATTGGATTCTATCTGGCTATAGAATTTTAGTATTAAAGCTGTAATAGGTGATCCAACATTCGGAGATAAAAATGATACTGATACTCAATATAGTAATGTTATTAATGATTCTTACGTGAAAGAACTGAGCGATATTACATTTAAGATATGTACTTGGGATGATAAAAATCCTAATTACAATGCAGTTTGCTATAAAAATGGTGGTACATACACCTTTTTAGATACTGTATATTTAAAATCAAACGCTTAGATATTAAGACCAGAAAAACAACTTATATATAAAATAGTGAACCAATATATAGAACCATCTGTAAAGTTAACATTGGATGTAAGAAATGACAATGAACTCTATGGATTATATACTGCATTAAGTAATAAGATGTTTATTGTGGATAGTGTGAATATTGATTATAGATAGAATACTTAGGAAATTAATTTAATCGAAAAGAAATAATGGAATTTACCAAAATAAATGTACCTAAAAGTACATCAATAACCACTGCAATAAATACTAATATCACTTCTTCAAGTAGTACAACTGCTGATCCTTTATGGGAAAATGGAACTGGTGACAATTCATTAATTCCTGTAAATTCTTTTAATAGTGCGGCAGGAGATAACTCAGTGGCTATAGGATCTAACACAAAAACGACAAATGAAGGAGAATTATCTATTGGATTATATAATAAATCCACACTAGATTAGACATTGTTCAGTATTGGTAATGGTGATAATGCAACCCGAAATAACGCTTTAGAAGTAACGAAAGATGGAACAATAATAGCAACAAAATTTAAAGGCTATCTACAAGGTAATTCTGATACATCTACCATTTTGTAGACTGCTAGAAATATATGGGGATAGTCTTTTGATGGATCTTCTGATATAACAGGGTTATTGATTGCAAATGCAGGGATAAATACCACATATTTAAATGCTTCGAGTACTGGATATTTTGGAGGTGCATTAACAGCTAACTCCACTTTAAATGTTAATGGAAATAGTACTTTTGCAGGACTTGTTGGAATAGGAACTGCTCCTCAGAGTGGATATAGTCTAGTTACAGATGGAAATGCTTTAGTAGGAAATGATTTAAGTGTTAGTGGTGGAATAAACGGAGCTTCTACTTTATATGTAGCAGGAGAATCTACTATAGATAATAATTTATCTGTTAAAGGTGATTTGACATTAACTGGCAAAATAACTGCTCCAACTGGATTAATTACAGATTTAACTGTTGACACATTAACTGTAGAAAAAGAAGCGCATTTCTTTAAACTAATTATTGATGAGATAAAGGCCGCTGGTGGATAGTTAGTACTAAGTGCTGCTGATATGACTGTTGATAAGGTAGTTTCTATCACTGGAGGATATAGATGTTATTAGAGATGTAAATCTGAAAGTGGATCAGAGATCAGTAACAAATGGAAAGTTAATGATCAGGCACTTTGTCAAACATTTAATGTTACAACTGGAACATCTTATAATGTAAGTAATAAGTATTATTGGGCATTAGTTATTGGTACAGGATATGAAACTGTAGATAATATAGCTTATTTTTATATAGATTTAAGCTCAACAACTGTTGATGGTACTTTAAATCCAGAACAATATGATAATATATGCTAGCTAGGATTTAGAGGAACAGATGATAGTGCGAGATAGAGTGCTATAATTATTAGTGCTTATAAATCTCCAGATCCAAATGTTACAGCTCCATCAATAGTACAATATAAGTCTATATCTACATTTAGTTTTTCAGATAAGATAATGAACTAGTTTGCGTCAAGTGGCAATATTATTAAAGGTAATTTGTATGTAGAAAGTGGAGATAATGTTTCTGCTTTATTGACTACGTTAAGTACCACCACTGGTGGTTTAGTGACTAAAGTCGCACAAATAACAGGTAATAATGTTTTAACAGGAAGTGGAACTGCTAATGGTTGGAATGGATATAGCAGTTATGCTACAGATGTAAATGCCTTTATAATGAGTTCTAGCAAAAGTCTGTATAGCCCAATTATTGAATGTGGTGCAGATAGTTATGTCTTATCTTTCTATGCAAGTAATACAAACTTTACGGTAAAAATATATGCTTGGACAGATGATACAACAAAGGCGATTATAAGCAATACTTATCTATTAGATACATATACATCTTCTGATTTAAATGTAGACACAACAAATACTTTGAGCTATGCTACAAGATATTATACACCATTGACTTAGTCTGGCAAGGCTTATATACAAGTGGTATTTACTACAACTACTGATGATGTCCTTTATAAGATACAATTGGAAGAAGGCTTAACTTTGTCTGCTTATAATAAAGGACAGGCTATTCTTGATTCACAAATAAAATAGACAGCAGATAGTATTAGTCTAAAAGTAGAAGAAGGTACAAGTGCTAATTTACTTACAGGCACTCGTACAGGTTATGATTGGAAATTAAACACAAATAATCATTTAAGTACAGGATGTACACTGTCATTTGATAATTCTGTATTTACCTTAATAAATCCTGCTAACAATGCCGCTTCCTTATTTTCCCCATTTACAACATTGACTAAAGGATGTACATATACATTATCATTTGATGTTAAAACTTTAAATGGAAGTTCAACGTATGATTATTATATATTTAGCTATCCTGTAGCTGCAACAGTAGATACTTATGATTCTGGATATACAATATTGAAACAAGTAATATCACAAGCATCCACAACAGGGTATATGACAGTTTCAACCACATTTACTTGTTCAACTGAAAATGTTATACTGTTAAGGATTGATTGTAGCACAGCTGATACACTATATATCAAAGATGTTACAATAGAAAAAGGTTCCATATCTACAGGTATAGATATAAAAAATAAAACAGTAGATATTACTGCTGATACATTTAAGGTTAGTAGTACTGACGGTAAGCAATATGCCGTATTTGAAGAAGATGCTTCTGGTATACCACATTTAAAAGTTGAAGATGTAGATATAAATGGAGTCTTGAATGAACAATTTACAGTAATAGAAAGGGCAGATAACTTTGCCGTTATTGACTTGGCTAATGCCAATTTAAATGAGAGGAAATGTTCTGTAACCGTTAGACGAAACTTTATAACTTATGATTCTAATGGAAATGTAGCGAATTGTGGAACCACTGATACTCCTTTTATATTATGTTTACCTGCTTATGATTCATACACAAATACCTCTTATACTGGACTTTCTAATACTGCAGGTACTATAATAGGAACATCAAAGGGTGATTATACGGTATCACCATATACAAAAGGCGGAACTAATATATCTATATTAAATGAATTTAATCCTGATGTGAGTAATTGGA